AAATTTCTTTGAAATTGGGTTAAATTTCTTTGAAATTGGGTTAAATTTCTTTGAAATTGGGTTAAATTTCTTTGAAATTGGGTTAAATTTCTTTGAAATTGGGTTAAATTTCTTTGAAATTGGGTTATGGTTTTATAAAATGTAAAATACCCATGAATATAGAAATAATTACAGCAATAACACTGACTATATTAGCAAACGATTGTGCACCTTCTTGTTTTGATTTCCAAGTTGATATTTCTTCAACTTTATCAGCGAGTGTTTTATGTTCAGAATGATATAAATCAGAAGAAAGTAATCTGGAAATTTTTTCATCGATTGTTTTGTGTTCTGCAGTGTGTTTTTCTGACTGTGAATCAAATCTTTCACGCGTTAAAAATGTAACAGCCTGTGATTGTAATTGTTCACGAAATTCATTCATGCCTTCCAATCGTCGATTCAGTTCTTCTTTTGCTGTTTGAAGAGCTTTTTCTTGATATTTTTGTTTTTCTGATAATCTTTTTTCTAATTCTATAAATTTATCATCAAAATGTTCTTTCAATGGTACTTCAATATTATTTTTGTCATTCATGTTTGTATTCTCCATATATTATAAATATATGGATTATAATGTTTTTAACACATTTTCAGTAAATTCTACACAATTTCAAAGAAATTTAACTATCAAGCAAAATTACATCATTCCTACCAGTGGACCAGCGGACCAGCGGAAATCTCAAAACTTCTATATTTATAATTGATATGGCTAACAGGCCATCTCATTTTCTTTCTCCTAAGAAAAAAATAAGCACCTAGTTGTAGTTAGACTATAAATTAGGTGCTTTTTATTTAGAAATCGTAATAATACTATATTTATAATTATGAAATATAAACTATATATTGGCTGTAATAATAATTATTATCCTGCCCTGTATATTAAACAAATATCAGGTCTTTACACAAAGACAGAAGCATTACATTATTTAAGTGCTTCTGCACTAATAATTATGGCAGCATCTGAAGATAATACACATAGATATTTTAAAGTTGATAATAATATTGATGCTTATAACACATTTTCAAAGAAATTTAACACAATTTCAAAGAAATTAGAAAATTAGGAGTTTAAATTATGCCAACGAAATTAAATAGTAGAAAATTATGGGCAAGTATTGTATTATATTTAACTGCTACAGTTGCATTATTTTTTAATAAGACAGATTTTCAACAATTTTCAACGTTTATGATATTTGTGTATGGCATCTATAGTGGTGGCAATATTTTAGATAAAACTGTAGGTAATAGTGATGAAAATAAAACAGTAAATACCAGTACAACTTCAAAAGAAATTAATATTACTTCTACAGGCGGAAATTAAATGATTATCAATACGAGAGTAATAATAATATTATTACTATGTATATCAGCCTTTATTGCAGGTTTTGTAGTATCAAAAACATTCTTAAAAACTACAACAACAACTGAATATATTAAAGGTAAATCTGATACAACATTTATACATGATACAACTAAAATTTATATTACTATACCAGCAAAACTAGATACTATTACACTGCTTAAAGATTCAGTTAAAGTTATATCTTCTATTGTAGCATCTGTTGATACAACTATTAAAAAAGATAGTAATTCAGTAAATCTTCATATTAAATATAATTTTCCACCTAGTAATACATTTGTTGTATCAGCAGATTTTAATATAACATCTACATTAGTATCTCGTGTTGATACTGTAGTAATTAATAATACTATTGTACCTCACAGGTCATTTTTTAATAGATTTAATGTTGGTCCTAGTATAAGTGCTATCTATATACAGGAACAGAATAAGATAATGATTGTACCGGGCATAAGTTTGATATACGAAATATTTTAGTAAGGAGTTATTAAAATTTGACCAAACAAGAAATTAAAAAGAGAGATAAAGAATTTTCTGAATATATTAGAAAGAGAGATGGTAAATGTTTAATATGCAGTAAAATTACTAATTTACAATGTGCTCATCTTATTAGCAGGACAGCAAGAGAGTATAGATGGGATGAGAAGAATGCTATTACATTATGTTATAGTTGTCATTTTTACAAATGGCACAGAGACCCATTATTTTGCATGTCGTGGATATTATCAGAGCAACCTTGGATATATGAATTTTATAAACTAAATGGAAAGAAATAAAACTATTGAGAAAGAAAGATATAAAAAATATTATAAAACTCTACAAGTCAGGTTTAAGTATAAATGATATTGCTAAAAAATTATATTTCAGTAGAGGCACAGTGTATAATACATTAAAATCTAATAATATAACATTAAGAGATAAATTTAAAGTTAACATTAGAATTAGAGATAAGATTGTACCATTATATAATTCAGGTCTTAGTATAAATGATATTGCAAAAAAATTGAACATTAATAATAGTACTATTTATGCTACTCTACACAAGCATAATACAGTATTAAGAGATATAGTTAAAGGTGAAAGTAAAAATAATATTAAATCTAAAAAACATATCTCAAGAATTTTAAATAAATATGTTGTATTTGTTGATGATAATAATGTACCTATGCATATCTCTAAAATAATGGTAAAAAAGTTATTAATGTACAAAAAAGATATACTAAAATATTATAAATCTGGTATAATACCTAAAACATGTATAATACCAAAATCAAAATTTAAAGTATTATTATTTGCTAATGGTTCATTTTTACCTCAGAGAATTGTACCTGAATTTATAAGATTTACTGATGAAAGTAATATAGTATTACATAAATTATTATTAGAAAAGAGATATGAATATGAATGAATCATTAGAAATATCAGGTTCTTTTACTATACCTATTGAACCTACTGAACCTACTGCTGAAACTATACCTACTGCTGAAATTATATCTACCGAAGAACAGAAAGTAATACAAGATAATGTTATTACAATAAGTGATTTTATTAAACAGTATGAAGTATATAGTTCTAAATTTTATGAAGGTAGAAATCCCCTTACTGGTAAATTTGTAGCAGGCAATACAGCACGTGCAGGATTTACAGGACCTAATCGTCGTAGCATTATCAGGAAAAAAATTAATATGTTAGAGAAGATAACTGATGTTCAGGAACTAAAAGATATGTTGCTTGATAACTGGGCAGAATTATTACAATCCCATGATGAGAGGATTGTATTATATGCAACTAAAGAAATAAGTAAATATATTATGCCTGTAAAAATGGAAATGAGTGGTCGTGTTGATAGTAATACAAATGTATTCTTTAATTTACCAGCAACATCTAGTTTAAGTAATAATTTCTTTGATAATAATAAGAAGGAAGATAATTAATGTCTGATGTTATATTATCATATTCTATAAGAGATAAAGACTATCCTGAAAAAAAGATATATACATTACCACTTCCTACACAACAATCATTTCATTTATCAGATGCTCATAAAAAAGTATATTTTGGTGGTTATGGCAGTGGTAAATCAACATGTCTTTCAATGGAAATTTTATTACAATCTTTTAAATATCCTCGTAACTTTGGTGTACTTGCCCGTAAATATCTCAGCGAATTAAAACAAACAACACTTAAAGAATTATTAGAAATGTGTCAGGAAAATATAATATTAGAACATAATAAATCTGATAGAATAATCACATTTGTTAATTATAGTAGTTTATATTATACAGGTATAGATGCATCTGATGGTGGTCTTGATAAAATTAAATCTTTAAATTTAGGATGGGCAGCACTAGATGAAGTAACTGAATGCAGTGAGGATGCTTATCTTGCACTATTAGGACGTTTAAGGAAACAACTTACATCACGTCAATTTTTTGGTGCAACAAATAGTGCCGGCAAAGATTGGGCTTGGAAAAGATTTGTTGGACCTAATAAAGATATAGATGCTGAGAGTTTTGTTGCAATCACATCAGAAAATAAATATTTACCTGATGATTATCTTGACAGCCTTATGAAAACATATCCTAAAGATTGGATAGATAGGTATGTATATTGTGGATTTAGTGATTTTAGTGGTGTAGTATTTAATGAATATCATGAACAAATACATGTATTACAGAATGATTATATACCACACCCGACAGATAATATTTATATTGGATATGACTGGGGTATTCGTAATCCAGCAGCAATATTATGGATATCTGTCGGAAGTGATGGTAAGATAATAGTATTTGACGAATTTTATGAAAAAGGTAAATTAATATCTGATTTGGCTCAAGAACTTAAAAGGAATAATTATTATGAAAGGGCTAGTCAAATTGTTGCAGATAAAGCAATTTGGATAACTGAGAGTAGTGGTAGAAGACAATATGATGATTGGGTAGATTTAGGAATATATTGGACTCCTAGTAATAGTGAATTATCTCAGGGTATTTTAAAAATGAATCAAATGTTTAAAGATGAACAATTATTTATATCTCCAAGATGTAAGCATTTAATTGAAGAGATGGGTAATTATAAATGGCCTGATTTGAAACCATGGCAACAACGTAATTATATTGAAAAACCTGTTGATAAAGACAATCACGCTATAGCGGCACTAAGATATGTAATTAATAGTATAGATATACCTAAAGTATCTGTTCAGATGCCAAAATGGTATGAAGATTTTAAACTCAGACATAAGAAAAAACAGAATGAAAATTATTCTAATATGGCATTATAATTGATGTTTGTGATTAAATATTATATTTATAATTAACTAAATACGCTGTTTATCATTTTTATAGGAATTATAATCATGGCAAAATCAAAAGCAAATAAAAAAGAAGTTCATACATCACCAGTTGGTGGAATGTTAGTTATTAAGATAGGTCATAAACCTTTAGTTCCATCAGATAATGAGTCTGCCAATGAACAAGAGAATGATATACCTACAGATGCTCAGGGACAACATGAAATAGATACAGTAGATGAAGAGCAGAATGAATCTCCTGAAGAACAGGTACAAGAAGATAAAACTGGTGGAGAAGAAAAAGAATCTCATGATGAGTTTGGTCAAGAGTATGGTCTCAGTGAAGATGAGGTAAGAAATGAAGTAAAACCTATTTATGATATGTTAATATCTGAAGGTCATGATAAACAGAGTGCAGCAGAAATTTCTTGTGAAATTTGGTCGGATAAACATTCACAAGACCATGAAAGAATGAGTGAAGATGAAATGAAACTTATTCTACCAGAAGCCTTTGAGAAAGCAAGTGTTGGTAAAGCACAATCAACTCAGACAGAATATTAATAATCAATGATTAATTCAGGAGATTTACAATGGCAAAACTTACATATAAAGAAAGAAAAGATTTACCTGAATCTGAGTTTGTATATCCTGGTGAAAGGAAATATCCTATTGAAAATATTTCTCATGCTAGAAATGCATTAGCTAGAGTTTCACAATTTGGTTCAGCAGAAGAAAAAACTAAAGTTCGTGATGCTGTACATCAGAAATATCCTAGTATTGATAAAAAGAAAAAGATTCGTTTTAAAAAATAATTTTATATCACATTTTACTATTTAAGTATAATTTAAGGTAGAATATAATGGCAAATCCAATTGTATCTTTATTTGGTATAACTCCTTCACAATATACAGCAGTTCTATCAGGTTCAATTATTCCTTCCGGTTCAGCAACTACTGCTAGTTTTCAGTGGGGATTAGACAAAAACTATGGCAGTATCACTTCTTCAAATCTTCTTGTTTCAGGCAATGTTGCTTCACAATTTTTAGTAACAATTAATAGTCTAGTTCCTGAAACTGTTTATCATGTTAAACTTATTGCTTCTAGTTCTGCACCTGGTAATACAGGTAGTGCAGACACAACTTTTAATACAACAGGATTTCAGATAGGTGGTGTAAGAGAAGTATTCAGTCATGATATAAGACTTGCTCTTAAAATGTCAAAACTTCCTGCAGGATATGTAAAATATCGTGAAGTATTAATTGGTCAGGGTACTCCTATTAATCAAGCAAAGAGTATAGCACTAAATGCATATCTTGCTGGCAATCCTTCAGCGTCATCTTTTGTTGATAATGAAAGATTTGATACATGGGATTCAATGTAATATTTAAGGAATAATTTCTATGCCTTATGTTTCTAATGCACAAAGAAAGAAGTTTCATGTTCTTTTAGAACAGGGGAAAATATCTCCTGATGTTGTAAAAGAATATGATGAAGCCAGTAAAGGACTTAATTTACCAGAAAGAGTTGGTAAAAATTCTTCTAAAAAGAAAAAGATTAGATTTAATAAAAAGGGATAACTAAATGTTTGAATTGACTCGCCAGCAACAGCGAACCTTATCAAGAATAATGAATATAGATTATTTTTCACAAGGTTTATATCAATTATGGGAACAGGAGCGTCTTGTAAATTATAATCTTGTTGTTGGTAAAATATATGACCAGATTGATTTAGATAAACTTATAAAAGAAAAAAGACCTAATTTTCAATATCCTTTATTGATGCCTTTAATTATACAAGTTGCAGGAGCATTCAAAAATTCTATACCTGGTATACAACTTCGTCCACAAACTCTTAAAGATGAACAACAAGTAGATTTATTTGAAAAACTTAATTATTATATTCTTTATCAGAAAAATGATATAGCAAAAGAATTAGCATCAGCTTATATAGATGCTATAATAGGTCGTATCGGTTGGATTCGTCAAGATTACTTTTATGATTCTGAGAATGCTGATGGTAATGTAAGAATAAGGCGTGCAGACCCATTTTCTATAAAATTTGATACGGATACAAAGAATAGAAATTTAAAAGATTGTAATTGGATTATAGATTTTAGATTCTTATCTACAGAAGAAATTATTGCTATTTATGCAAACGATGATTCAGAATTGGCCAATAAAATTTACGAATCTTCAAGAAGAGTGTTTGGCGACAGTGACAGTGATAAAGCACTATTAAAAACCTGGGCAGAACGAGCATTAAATAATATAACAACATATCAAGGCGAACATAGAGCCAATAATATAGAAGATTCTGAAGCCACTATTACTAAAAACTTTCTTAATTATAAAAATGGTTTATTAAAAGTAATTGATTTTTATGAACGCCGTTCAGTAAGAACAATGACTCTTACTGATATGGCAACTGGTAATCAACAAGATATTACAGACATGATACAATTATCAGAAGTCATGGACTTATCAGAACGAGATTGGTATGATAATGATAAACTACAACAATTAAAATCTACAGTTTCACTTCCTGAAATAAACGAATCTATTATTACTAAAATATATCAAACAACAACTGTTCCGGCTATCAATGCAGTACTATATGATGATGAACAGGATATTCAGAATGGTAATTTCAGATTTACTCCAATATTTTGTTATGATTTTCATCCGGATATTTTAGAAATGAAATCTATGGTTGATAATGTAAAAGATGCCTTAAAATCATTTAACCAACGAAGAAATACAGAATTAACAATTTTACAGAAAACTGCACTTGGTGGTTGGATTGCAGAAGAAGATGCATTAAAAGAACATTTAGAAGATTGGAAAACAAATAAAGAAGTTGGTGGAATAAAACTTGTAAAATCTGGAAAACTTGGTTCAATTAAACCAATTGAAGGACCCAATCCACAATCATTAATGGCATTAGAATCTTATGCACAAGAAGATACTACATTAATTAAATCTTTAAGTGGTATAGTAGATGCTCAGCGTGGTATAGCAGAACAATCAGGAGAATCAGGAACATTATTCCAGGCAAAAGTTGCTCAATCTGATATAATGCAAGAATGGGTAAGTGAAAATGCTCAGGCAACACTAAAACCAATAACACAAAATAATATAGAATTTATTCAGAAATATTTTACAGATTATAGAGTTATACGACTTGATAATGATGATTCTAATAGTTATCAATGGCAAGAAATAAATAAAGATAATATTAATGAAATATTAAATGATACAAGTTTTGGTAAATTTGATGTACAAATTTCTCCTGTTCCGTATGGACAACAGGCAAAAGAAACTGAATTTGGAAAACTTGTACAGATGGCAACATTGATAGGTAAGATTAATCCAGCACTTATTCCTATAGAATTATTAATTAAGAGTGCTCCAATAGTTGAAAAAGGTGCATTCTTAGAATATGTACAGGGAGTATTAAATAAACAAAAACAAGAACAACAGATGCAACAACAGGCTTTAATGGCACAACAACAAGCACAATCAATGCCTCAACAAAATCAGATGTCACAACAAATGCCTAGTTCTAATACAGGTGATATTCAAGATTTAATACAGCAAATTCAACAGAATCAGCAACAGCAAATTAATCCTGATAATAGTATTAATACAGTTAATCCGGTTAATCCGGTTAATCCTGCTAATAATATTAATCCTATTCAATAAATTTGATGTTTCTCCAAAAAATTTATATTTATAATTAAATATTAGGTAAATACTAATAATATAGTATTGTTTTACCTCCACATAATATGAAAGGTAATACTTTTATGGCAAAGACATTAGAAGAAATAACTCAAGATGTTGATAATGAAACTGGTGATATGGAACAGAATCTTGAGGCATTAAAAAATTTAGCGGTTGGCAATACAACTACTGAAATAGTAAAAGAAGACGAAACTCCTGAAACAGAGGGTAATACCAAAGCTGAGGACAGGCAAGAAGAAATAAAAGATACACCTGAAACAAAAGTATCTATAAAAGAAAAATCAGAACCAATTAAATTAGAAGTGGATAATACCGAAAATCTAATTAAAATTGATGATAACTTTCTTAAAGCACAGGCTCCCGAAATACAAAAATATTTAGAGGGTGTTAAAGGCGATAGAATGACTGAGAGGGCATTAAAGAATTATGTTAATGCCCAGGCTGTAATATCTCAGAAAAGAACACCACAACAAACTCAAAATAATATACCTGTGATTGATAAGGTAACAATTGATAATGCCGCTTTAACATTATTAAAACAGAAATATCCAGATTTACCTAGTAATAATAAAGAACTTACAGATTATGTAAAAGATTTATTAGTAAGTGATTATTCAAAATATGTAGAATTTGATACAGATTTTAAAAATACTAAAGTAAATATACAAAGAGAAGTAGAACAGATTAATACCTTACGAAACTCTTGGCAGGATATTGACGAAAGAATAATAAAAAGCGATGTTAAACAATTTGAAGATAAATTATCAGAATATAATTTGACCTTACAAGATTTGGGACTCAACTTAAATCTGGATGAACAAAAGAATAATAAATATATTCATGATTTACTTGTTAATTCAGATGGTATGGCAAATTCACAAATAGTAGAATACATCTATGATGTACCTATTATTCGCCAAGGTAGTATTTACAATGAATTATTAAAGAAGAATATGGAATCAATTATTAAAGCTGCATCATCAAGGAATGGTATTCAACATTCTAATAATGTAGTTCAAAAGAAAGATAAATTGAAACCGCCTCCTTCTTTAGCAAATAAAGCAGTTTCTCGTGCACCTTCAAGTAATGAAATAAATCTTGAAGATGAAGATGAGGTAGATAATAGTTCATATAAAGATTTGGAAAAAGCCTTGGAAAAACAGAAATTAAATATGTTTAAGTAATTATTAAGGAGTTTAATTATGTCAACTTTTAAATCTCAATATAACGATAGCATGCAAGTTTACAGACGTGCTCTCGGAAAGAAAGTAGAAAAAGGTGTTTGGCAGTATGGTAAATTAGCTCAGTTTACTGGGTTCATTGATGTTGCCAAATATCGTAAATCTGGTTTCTACGGTGGAACAATGTCGTTAAAACCATCAGGTAAAGTAATTGATATTCGTAAAGATTTTGAAACAGAAGGTTCTTTACAGATGGATATTCCTATCCTCTATCCTTTGACTGGACAAGGTGTTATTGGTGGTCAGGAATTACATGGTAACGAGGAACAAAGAAAAATTCTTACAAAGAAAGTTTCTTTAAATCAAATTCGTAATGCTGTTAAGATTCAAGACAATAAAATGTCAAAACAGGCTTTAAAGAAACCCGAAATTCAGATGGCTCTAATGGAAAAAGGTGCAGCAGACCTTCAAGATTGGTTCACACGTAAAATTTCCTTCCTTGCATATCAAGCAGCTTTAGCAGGATATTCAGATAATCTTACAGATTCAACCAATGGTGTTGGTTTAACAATAAAAAGCCATCCTAATCTTTATATTAAAGGTGTTGGTCTTACTGGTGGTAAAGTTGCATTTACTGTAGCAGAAGGTGGAACAAATTCATTTACTACAGCATATGAAAATTCTGTTTCTTCTTCATTGAAACAATTGTATGTTAGTGGTAACGTAGCTGCAACAGCTTTTACAGCACAAGATGTTCGTAATATAGTATTTCTTGGAACAAAACATAAAGTTCAGCCGTCAGAAGTTGTTGATGGTACATTTGCTCCTATTCTTTTATTACATTCAACACAAATTCGTCAACTTAGAAGCGACCCAGAATGGCAACAGGCACAAAGAGTTGCTAATGTACGTGGTGAAGAAAATCCAGTATTTAGTGGTTTAATGGAAGGCTATTTATTTGAAGGTGCTTTCATTATATCTGACGATACAATTCCTGGTGCTTATGTAACAAGTTCACAAAATAGTAATGGTGTAACATATGCTGGAACAGCTGCAAATCCTGTACAGTATGGACGTCCTGATTATATGCTAGTTCCGCGAGATGTAAGTCCGTTGAAACCTGCTATATTGTTAGGTGTACAATCAATTACAGGTGGATATGCAAGTCCTATTGCTTTTGAAAGAGAAGAATGGGATTATTCACAATTTATTGGTGATGCTGCAGATGCTATTTTAGGTCTTGAACGAGCAGATATAACTGATGATGATGGATATTTTGGTACGAGAGGCGCTTTCTATGAAAATGCTTCAAGTTTGGTCTATTTCACATATTCACCAGATGGTATTTCCATCTAACACATAGAAATATCAATTAACAAAATTAATAACTTTTAACAGGAGTAATAAACATGTCAATTACAGGTAAAAAAGCTAATAATTTACAGGTTGTAACTGGTGTATCTTGGATAGATAGATTCAACATGGACCCATCTTCAGCTTCACTAGCAAGTGCACCTAAAGTAATGGAAGTTGGTGGCGAAAATGTTACATATGCTGTGCTATTTGTATCAGGCGCTTCTAATTCCGACTTTACACAACTAAACGGATTACCAGTTGGAACTTTTGCTGTTGATGGAACTGCAGGCAAGTTGTTTATACACACGACAACTACAGCTTGGGCATCAGCCAGTTTAACAACAATATAATCTAGTAAATTAATAATATTAATGGGCTATAAGCTATATCCACTCAAGGATATGTGGTTATAGCCCATTTTTAATTTAAAGGTATAATAATATGACAGGTATGTATTTAGCATCACGCGTCCGTCAAATATTGAATGAAATTGATGTATCAAAAATTTCAGATGCACAAATATGGGAAATAGCTACTGAGGTTCAGGATAATATTTTACAAAGAGTTAGACCTGAATCTAGAATTACTATCAATCTTCAAACAAATCAGAATAAATATTATTTTGATAAATCGAAAGTATTAATATCATCAATTCTTCCATCTTGGGATGGAAACATAACATTAGTAGCTGCAGGAACTTGGAAAGATGTTATTAATTCTACAAGTTGTTCTGTAAGTTTACCATCACAGGCAACTATTTATGATAAACATATTTATTTTGCTCCAATGCCTTCTACAAGTAGTATGCCAACATCACAAAGTATTGAATTTTGGGTACATAGAATAGCATCATGTGACCCTATAGATTCAAATAATGATAGTATAGTTCCACACGAACTTGATAGAGCTTTAATATATGGAACTTGTGCTGAATTTAATGCTCAGCAATACTTACCATTATATGAAAAAGAACTAAATGATAACTCCATGTTACCATTTCTTAAATCAAATTTGACTATAACTACATGTACTTGGTAAGGAGATTATTTAATGGCTACACCAAAATTTGATACGATAATAAAAGAATTCCGTGCCAGAGTAGCAGATATAGCAACATTTGATATAACAGGAAGTTTATTAGATGGCAATACACTTCCAGCAAGTGATACTGTAACATATGTTAACAGAGCATTATTTAGATTTGAAGAAGATGCCTGGGTACAATCACAAGGTAATAAATGGAATTTTGTAAAAGTATTTCCTGAAATGATTGTAGAAGCGTCAGCATCTTTTGTAATAGGTGGTTATGGCGGAAGTACAAATGGAACTAATTATACAATTGCTTCTCCATATTTAGATTTTCTGTCGATTCTTGATAGTACTACAGGTTCACAATATATTAAAGTACAGGAACCACAGTTATTATCAGTAATAGATACAGGTATTAATACACAATATACTGCTACTTCTATTAATATGTTTTTGATTGTAGATGGTAGAACTCTATATTTATATCCAAGTTTAGGTGGTAGCGGTTATACTGGTGTAAAATTTAGATATGTTAAATCGCCTTTAGTTCCTACTACAGGTACACCAATTATACAAAATGGGTCTATTGATAGTCCATTTTATGAGATTCATACAACAAAAATTGCTGAGATAGCCGAACAACTTTATAGAATAGACGCTCAGTTATCATAAGGAGTAAAATACAATGGCATTAAGTAAAAATTATACATTAAATTCTGTAGAATCAATAGTTCGTGTTTTAGTTGATGAAATTGCACCTGATAAAGTTGTACCATTAACAATAAAAGATTATGTTAATTTATCAGTAGCGGATGTTGCAGAAATGTTAAATGGTGCTGCACAACCTGACTATGGTAGTATAGTATCAGGTTCTGTAGTAAGCAATCAATTTTCATTAGTTAATACAAATTTTGATAAAGTAGTTAAAGTTGTAGATTCTAATAATGGATTAGTTCCTATGAAATCTGATTTTGCTTTTGAAAATTTAGCAGCTATAACATCATATCAAAATTCAGTATTTTATTTTCAACATGGAGAAACTTTAAACTTCTTTAAAGGAAATAATGTTTCTAATTTTGGAACTGCAAGTGTTTATTATTATAGACAACCAGTAGCAGTTGTATCATCTTCGGATTTTCTTGATATACGAGATAAATATGTTCCACTTGTTATTGCTAAAGTTAAGAATTTTGTTTATGAACAGGTTGGTAAAGAAGCTCCTGAAGCTCTTACAAATCTTATTGAAAGCAAAACTACAGAAATTAGACAACTTAATATGGATGAAAATGCTTTAATCCGTAATAAACAGCGTGGAGATAGTTCAAAACAATAACCTGGAGATATAAATGCAAGAATTTTTAATAGATGAATTCTCTGGGATTGCAAGTGCAAAAAGAATACCAAATATTAATGAATGTACTGAACTCATTAATCTAGATTTAAGAAATAATTCTGGAGATTTAGTAATAAATAGGGGTTATAATTTATTTTATAATGCCCCATCATCCTCAATAAATCGTGGAAAACTCACCAATATAACACCTCTTGGGTTAGCCACGTTTTTTATTCCTATCATTAATAGTAGTTCTCAAGGACAAGAAATAACAACAGAAGTTGTTAAGGGAAATCTAACAGTAGAGGCAGGTTCATCTCTTCCATCAGAAAATATTATAGGCGTATTTATTAGACCATATTGGTCTGGTAGTAATTGGATAAATGATTGGCAAAATCTTACTGAATGTTATTTAACTACTGTTAAATCTGTTCAAAGTTATACTATTGGAATAGATGCTACAGATACATTTTTCCTTTCTAGTTCATATCTTCGTGGTTGGACTATACAAAATCCTTCTAGAAATGATTATACAAAAATAATGGGATGTAGTGCATCTTCTGGAACTACTATATTAACTTTAACACAACTTGTTACAGGTTCTTGGCAAGTAGGTGATAAAATTTTAATAATGAGAGATAGTATTCCATATTCGTTTCTTACAGGAAATTATAATGCAACAAAAAATGATATTACTTTTCATAAAGTATTGGATAGTATTAGAATTGGATTTGGTGGTGAGCAAAATCGTTTAGGTTTAAGCATAACATATCAAAATAAATATTATAAATTTAATTCTTCATCATTTGCTTCTCCCACTGACCCATTTTATTCTGATACTAGTAGTTTTGCACAACTTGCTACTTTAAATAGAATGACAATAGAACCTTATAATATTATTGGTACTAATACATTAATTCGTGCTGATATAACACCATTTACAGGTTCTTGGCCGGCAGGTAATTATGGACTTCGTTTAACATCTATTGTAGACGGATTTCAAGAATTTATGACTGATAATACATCATTTGATACTTCACAATTTGTTAGTTCATTTATTAATATTATACCCAGTATAGATTTTGGTTCAATAAATCCAAGAATAACACAAATAAATGATTATATTGGGTCTGGAAGTTCTAATCCCGATACAGCTGAATATTTTCTTTATTCTCAACTTCCAGTAACAGATACATTTGCTTCTTGGAGTTTAAATTCTGGTAGAACCAATCAATTTTTCTTAAATAATAGTGGATATCTTGAATCAACATTTAACATCAATTCTGTATCACAAAGTATAGAATATAATATTACTCCTAACTGTATTGCTCCTGCTGGATTACCAGAAGCTGCAACACTTGATGGTTTAAGTACAGGTAATGATACTGTATTTTTTAGTAGAGTTTCTATGTCAGTTGAAACATTAGATGTAAAAGTTGGTTCATATTCTTTAAGTACAAGAAAAGTTTTGCCTGGAACTAATACTCCATCTGGACCAGGTTTTACTTTATTATTACCATCTTTACCTACTGATGGATTAAGACAATATAGAATACAATTTTGGGCAAAAATAGTTGGTAATACTACAGATATAGGAAACTTCATACAATTATATCAATGGGCATTATCATATTCAGACCCAACAGAAACAATATTTTTCCCTTATCAAAATATAATAACGGCTGATGGTTGGAAACATTTTGATATTACTGTTACGCCAGTTGCAACAACATCTGGTTTATCAAAATTAAATGTATGGTATAATAATATAAATAATGATGGTATAGGAACATTTTATATTGATGGATTTAGTATAGCTGCTATATCTCAACAATTACAAAATCAACTAATTGGTGGTATAGAAATGTCTGATAATATGGGTTATCAACCCACTCAAGAATTAGTATCTTCATGGGATAAAGGTCTTGTTGCTAAAGGCAAAACATATACTTTAAATACATATATTGATACTAGACTTAAAAATAAAATTATATTTAGTCCTGCAACAAATGCTGCAGGAGCATTTCTTTATGATGTATTAACACCACAGAATTTCTTTGATTTAGAAGCATTTGATGGCAATGATTGTATTTCTATGGAATTTACACCTGCTGTAGATATTTATGTATTAAGAAAAAATAGTATTCAATGGATAGATTCAGATTCTGGAGTTTCACGACATATAGATATAGGTGATGGACCTATATCAAAGAAAAGTATATTTACTTTTGGAGATACATTATTTTATAATGGAATTTACGATGTTTATGGTGTAGTAAATGCCAATAAAACTCCAATTTCAAATGAAACTATAAGAGATAAGTATAGAAATCTTACAACAGATGAAAAAGAATCTACTATAGGTATAGGCGAAAAAAATACACATTCTTATAGATTTTATGCTGGAGATAGTGCAAGTCAATATATTTATACTAATAAAGGGTGGGAAGAATTACAAAATGGATTAATTCCTGAAGATTTAACATTAGATATTAGTGGTAGTATTCTTTATATGACAGACAGTGGTAGTATTTATAAAGAATTTATTGATTCACCACAACTCTCTACATTTAAATGGACCTCAGTAAATTTTGATAATACATTGATGGGTAGCGATTTACCAGCAAATACAAGATTTCATGTAAGTCAGTTATTTGTAAGATATAATGCAACACAACCATTTAATTTAAATCTTTATATACTAGATAGTAGTTCATTAACGCCATTCCAGACATGGACAGTTCCTACAGGTTCGGATGCTATTTATAAAGTAAGGACCCATTTAGGTTCAGATACAAAAAGATTTAAACTTGAAGTAACTGATAATAATAGTGGTTTATCAAATAATTTTACACTATCTTCTATTGGTTTATTATATAAAGTTCTTCCAACAGGAATTAGATAATGGCAGTTGAAAATACAAATACTATCAAAAGATTATCACGATTCAAAGATAATCCAAATCTTGACCAAGAATTTGATAATTTAATAAAACAAGTAGAAGGTAAATTTAATTCTATTACAGGACAAGGATTTACTACAACTACTCCTACTATTATTACAGCAGGTAGTGGTGGTTCAGGTTCATCTGGTACAAGTGGTAGTAGTGGAACAAGTGGAAGTAGCGGTATATCAAGTACAGATTCATCTATTCTAGCCTGGCTAGATATTTAATTGGAGTATTTATGATAATAACACCTAAATTATTAGCGGAAGGTCAAGTTTCTTCATCAAAATCAACTTTATATACTGTTCCTGCTTTAACAGAAACAATGGTAAAATATTTTTCTATTATGAATACAAGTGTTACACCACAATCACTAACTGTATATGTCAATGTATCAGGTACATCAAGAGTTATAGCTGTGGCGTCACTATTACAAAATGAATCTTTAAGAGTTATTGAAAAAGAAGAAACTTTATCCTTGGACTCAGGAGATAAAATTGAAGCACAGACAACAACTGCTGGTGTTGTAGATTTTATTATTTCTGGTGCTGAACAATCTTAAATAAATGGAGTATGATGTATGAGAAAATATAATGCACAAGGTGAAGAAGTAGTTTCTGGGAATGCCGGTTCATCAGGTACTTCAGGAACATCTGGTACTGCTGGAAGTAGTGGAACATCTAGTGGTGGTACAAATACAACTGCTAGTGGTTCTGTCAGTGGTTCAGTACAATTTGTAAGTGCATCTGTATTAGGTTCAGATAATAGATTTACTTGGTTTAGTTCATTACCAGCATTACATATAACAGGTTCTTTAACAGCCAGTAAAGACATACTTGTAAACGGTATATCTATAGGTAATTCAAACGGACAAACAAGTAATATAATTCTAAATTCAGGAACACCTTTTAGAAGCACAACTAGTCAAATGACTACTATTGTTGGTTCCAATACATTAACTGCTTTAGGAGTAGGTAATAATAATACTGCTATAGGTAATGCTACTAATAATAATCAAACAACAGGTAGTAATAACACATCCGTGGGATGGGAAAATTTATATAGTGCAGTATCAGGCAGTAATAATACATCAATAGGTGTACAAACAGGATTTGCATCTGCTACAAATTATGATACTACTACACTTATTGGAGCTAATACAAATGTATCTACAAATGGTATAGTTAATAGTACAGCTTTAGGATATCAAGCTACTGTAAATAAAAGTAATCAAATTGTACTAGGTAATTCATCTGTAGTAGAAACACAAACATATGGACAATTACTAGCAACTGCTGTAAGTGCTAGTGCAGGATTTTCAGGCAGTGGTGCAAATATATTCGGTGTAGTTACATCGTCTTATGCTGTAACAGCATCTTTTGCTCTAAATAGTGGAAGTGGAACATCAGGAAGCTCAGGAACAAGTGGAACATCAGGCACTTCTGGTACAAATGGTTCTAGTGGAACTTCAGGTATATCCGGTAGTTCTGGTTCAAGTGGTACATCTGGTTCTTCAGGTACTAGTGGTACAAATGGTAGTAGCGGAACTAACGGTTCAAGTGGCACTTCAGGAACTTCAGGAACTTCAGGTACATCAGGAACTAATGGTAGTTCCGGTTCTTCTGGCTCAAGTGGTACAAGCGGTTCGTCTGGAAATAGTGGTAGTTCTGGGTTAAGTGGAACTTCAGGTATATCCGGTAGTTCTGGTTCTTCAGGTACAAACGGTTCTTCAGGAAATTCAGGAACATCCGGTAGTAGTGGCAGTTCAGGAACAAGTGGCACTTCTGGTTCAAGTGGAAGTAGTGGTTCATCAGGTACAAACGGAAGTTCAGGAACGTCTGGAACATCAGGTTCTAGTGGTTCATCCGGAAATTCTGGTTCTAGTGGCAGTTCAGGTTCTTCAGGAACTTCTGGCAGTTCAGGAAATAGTGGTTCAAGCGGAAGTAGCGGTTCTTCCGGAACAAATGGCAGTTCTGGAACAAGTGGTACATCTGGTACTAACGGTTCATCAGGTACAAATGGTAGTAGTGGAAATTCAGGTTCTTCTGGAAGTAGTGGAACATCTGGTAGTTCAGGTTCATCTGGAACTAACGGAAGTTCTGGCGTATCAGGTTCTAGTGGTTCTAGTGGTTCTTCTGGTAACAGTGGTTCAAGTGGAAGTAGCGGTTCTTCTGGAACATCTGGCAGTAGTGGTGTAACTGGTGGCAGTGGTTCATCAGGTAGTTCAGGCACAAGTGGTACATCTGGTAGTTCCGGCTTAACAGGTACAAGTGGAAGTTCAGGAAGTTCTGGAAGTTCTGGTGTAACCGGTGGTAGTGGTTCTTCCGGTACATCCGGTTCAAGTGGCAATACTGGTGCAGGTGGAACATCAGGGTCATCTGGTAGTTCAGGTACAAGTGGTAGTAGCGGTCTAAACGGTGCAGCTGAAGCTGGCGGAGGTGGATTAACATACACGAAAGCCACAACTGATGTAACGATGTCATTAAATAATGGCTACATAGTTTCAGGGTCATCTATCGTAACACTAACAACACCTGCAACGCCAGCTACAAGCTCAGAAATAATTGTGGTTGGTTTAACACCTACTGGTTGGAGAATTAGACCGAACAATAGTAGTAAAATAATATTCGGTATACAGAGTAGTTCAGTTGGTGCAAGTGGAGCGTTATCAAGTTCTTGGATTGGTAGTAGTATAAGAATGGTTGCAGCAGAAACTGGAAGTAGTGCAACATGGGTAGTAATCAGTAGTATGGGCAACATTGATATAGTTTAAGGAATTCAGAAGCATGGCAACTATAGCACAAGATAATTTTGATAGAGCTGACGGCCCTGTAGGTGCAAACTGGATTCAGGCATCTGGTACAGGTGTAGTAACTGGCAGTGAATACGGCGGAGGTACATTTAATGTAGATAATGCCTGTTTTTGGACTGCTAGTGTTTGGCCAAGTAATCACTGGTCACAAGTATCTTTAGGTTCAGTTACAGGAGATAGTGGCCCCGTAGTTAGATGTAAAGATATACCACAACAATATTATGAGGTGTATTTTTCCAGCACATGGCATATAGGTGTAGTTAGTACCGGAGGTACATTTGATACTGCATCTACTGATTCAGGTAAAAATACTGGCGACACGTTATTGTTAGAATGTTCAGGTGGTGTAGGAGATGTTCATTTCAAATTATATAGAAACAGTAATCTGATACTGAATTGTGTAGACACAACAGCTGGTGGTTTAACTGGTGGTAGTCCCGGTGTGTATATTTTCACTAACGGTGGTGTTAGACTAGACAACTGGATTGGTGGCGATTTTACATCTGCATCAGCCGCGATAAGTAGTTCATATTTTACTATTACAGGCATACAATCAATAACAGGAATACAGAGTATAAAATTTAGTTAAAAAAGAGGATGTATAGAATATGAGAAACAACGCTATAGATTTAAATGTAGGTAATAACACTGATGGATTTGATATTAGTGGTGGTACAACATCATCACGAAAATTAACCTTGAGTGGTAGTAACGTAACATTACAAGGCTCAGGTAGCTCAACTATCACGTTTCCAACCAGTTCAACGACCTTGGCGGGAACTAATATTGTAAATTCTTTTTCAACTAATCAAATATTAACAGGTTCATTATCAATATCAGGTTCAGAATCTCTGATTGGTAATTTAGTAATAACAGGAACTATAGCTGGAGGTTCAAATGCTACCAATAATGGCAGAGGTGCAACATTAGATTTAGCTTCTAATGCAGCTCAACAATATTCTACACTTACACTAACTAATAGTGGTAGTATAATATTTGGTACTGATACTATAACAGGATTAGGAAGTAACTATAAAACATTTTTTGCACAGATTAATCCTGTAAATACTAGTGCTTGGGGTATGTTGGAATCATGGAATTCTGTAGGTTTAGCTATTGGAACAGGTAATACATCTGGTCCCTTATCATTAAGAGTTAATCGTACAGAAGTTGCAGGAATAAGTTCAACAATATTTAGTATTACTGGTTCTCTTACAGTTAGAGGTACAGTATCAAGTTCTGGTGTACTATTAGCAGGAACAATTCCTACGAGTATATCAAGTAGTGGTACAAAAGGAACAGCCACGTATGATAATAGTTTTTTATATGTTTGTACAAGCAGTAATGCTTGGAAAAGAGCAACACTTTCAAATTTTTAATTAAAAAATTATATTTATTATAAATGGAGATTTTCAATGGCAGATTTACAAAATACAAATATGACTATTCAACAAGGTTCCGATTTCCTTGAAAGTATTCAGTTAATTGTAAAATCAACAGGACTTCCATTTGATTTAACCGGTTGGACAGCTGATGGAATGTTAAGATTATATTTTTCAGATACTATTCCTGTAGCCACATTTATATCTACAGGACCATTTGATAGTACAGGTACTTTTACTATGTCATTATCTTCAAGTGTAACATATGGTTTAAATCCTTGGCCCGATACAGATTGTGGCAAATATCATTATGATTATAATATTATTAGAACATCTGATGGATTCAGAAGAAGAATAGTGCAAGGAAAAGCAAAAGTTAGTCCAACTGCAACTAAATAAGAATAAGGTAAATTATAATGGATGATATAATTGTAATAATTAACGATAATGGTCTTACTGGTAAAGATGGATTAGGTTATGGTGGTGTAACATCTAATACAACAATATTTTCTCCATTCTCAACAGGACCATTAGGAATAATATACTCAGGACCTACTATTGGTAATGCTTATTCAGTTGGGTCTCGTATTAGATTATCTTCAAATTCTCAACCACTCATTTGGTTAGAAGGAGTAATAACACTAAAAAATATAAATGTTATAAATTTAACTGTTGATTTATTTAGTCAAACATCTGCAACTTTATCTAATTGGAATATTAATTTAGCGGGCGAAAAAGCAGTATGAGTAATCTAGATGTAAATATACAAGATGATAATTTAAGTATTAAAATATCTTGTGGGAATAATGGATTAGATGGTACAGGATATAAATTAACATCATCATCATCAATATTAATTCCTGATAGTGTAGGAAATTATCAAACATTTTCTATTAATATTCCTGAACAAGGATTTGCTTATTCTGTTGGTGCTAGAATAAGATTTTGGTCAAATTCTGATAGTACAAAAATTATAGAAGGTATTATAACATCTATAGTTAATAATGATATAACTATATATGTAGATTTCAGACAAGGTTCAGATATATATTCCGATTGGATTTGTAATATATGTGGAAATAGACCGCCATATGTTTTATCTATTTCATTTGAGACCAATGATGTTGTATTTCGTAGAGTAGATATTACAAATCCATCAGCACCAGTTTTTGCTGAAGAAGTTTATAGAGAGCCAGGACATTTATGGAATTTTGGTGCATTTGGTACAGAACCAAAAGCTGTAATGGACAAAGATTATCTTTATATTAATGTTGAAAATAAATTAAGAATATATAAAAGAAATAGTTATAGTAGTATGTCATTTGTAGCATCAGCATCTTATCCTGTAGGCATGGTAAATGATTGTATAAAATATAATAATAGAGTTTTTGGTGCAGTATTTAATCTAGGAGACCCAGTTTACAGAGGATATATTAGCATGGATATTTCAAATCCATCAAATCCTACACTTGGAAGTGCTATAGGAGAAGGCCAGGCAGGTACACAATATGGTATAGCATCTGTAGCAATAGATAATACAGGTTCATTATATACAGGATTTTTTGATGGTGGATATGGTTTAAGAAAAAAAGATATATCTACAGAACCTATAACTGGTCCTATGAGTTTAGTAAATTTTGATACTGCTACAAATATTGGACCTATAGCAGTAAAAGATAATTATGTATATTGGTCTCATGACAGTAAAATTGTTGTTATAAGACTATCTGATAATACAAAAGTGGCACAATTTAATTATCCATTTGCTTATACAGGTCATGGTACAGGCAATGCAGCTTTTTTGAAGATAAAACAAAATTATCTATATTTATCCGGTGTAGATTCTAATGGTAAAATTGCTATTTGTGATATTAGTAATCCAGAAGCACCTTTTACAGCAAGTGTTACACCAACTACAGCATTTTTAGATGCATATACATATCATGCCGTTGTAATAGGTAATACACTTGTAAGTATTGCATCAGATGGTAGTACTGTCTGGAATTTATATTGTACAGATATTAGTGATAAAACAAATCCTATACAAAAAGGTATAGTACAGTGTCCAGATAATGGAGCAATAATTGGTTTAGTTTCACCAGATGATGAAGCAGTTCAAGGAAATAATTTTTATATTAATACTTAATAAATAATAGAAAGGCTACTATATGAGATATATTCAAGCTACAAATTTTTATAGAGCACAAGTGGTTGCACTTTGTGAAAAAAATAAAATTAAAGTCCCTGATATGGGAATGATTTTAGTGGCTGTTGATGATGACGGAATAGTTCACGGCGTTGCTGCACTTAAATTAGCATATCAATTTGAACCTTTAATTGCTGATGAACCTGTTATAGCTATGAGACTTGCTAGCATGATAGAAGGCAGTGCTATAACTACAGGTGCAGAATCTATTCTAACACTTGTTGATGGTAATAAAGAAGATAATATTGATGTATTTACAAAATTTGGATTTAAAGTAACTGATGTTGGATTTACAGTATTAGAAAAATCATTAGTTAATAAGGATAAATAATAATGGGACAATCACAAAGAGAAACAGCTACTAATAATGCTTTACAAGCAAATGCTAGAGCAATAAGTGGTGGAACTCCAATTGATAAATTTAATTATCAGTTTGGTGCACCAGATTTTACTAGACAATTAGATAGTATATTAAATACTCAAACACAAGGTCTTAATAGACAAGCTAATACTGCTAGAACACAAGGGCAATCTGATATTGCTTCACGACTAGCATCTCAAGGTATTTCTGGTGGAAGTTTATTTAATAATCAAGTTGCACAGCAAGGTAATCAAACAAATAAAAGTTTATTTGATGCTTTACAACAACTTGGACAAGGCCGTCTAGGACAACAAATGAATGTTATGAATCAAGCAAATCAGAATGGATTTAATCTTGCTAATTCACAAACTCAAGCGTTATTAAATCTGTTAGGACAACAAAATGGACTTGCTCAAAATGCAAATCCAGATACAACAGCTACAGATATATTTGCTGGACTTAATGCTGGTGCTGGTTTATTAAATCCTATTTTAGGTTTTTTAAAAAAACCACCAACTAATCCATAATGAGGAGATTTACTTATGCCAGGTTCTTTAGCCCGTGCTTTACAAGAAAATAATTATTTACAACCTGTATCAAATGCTTTACAACAGGCTTTAAATGAAAGAAATAAGAGTAGATTCTTAGAATCTGCCGCGTCTGCTAGTAGTGGAATTAATCAACAATTCCAACCTAAACCAACAGATACTACAAATTTGAATGCACCTAATTCTTTAACTACATCAAATATTAATTTAAATGTTCCACAAGCTACTAATTTAAGTACACTTCCTGAAAATACTCAGGGATTGGGTCTTAATATAAAGCAACCCAATTTGACAGGAACATCATTAGTTGGCGGAATGCCTTTAACTCCTTCAACTCCAAAATTAACATTTCCTCAGAATTTTAGTAATGTTCCTACGCCTGCTCCAGGTATTATACCAGTTGATAGGAAAATTGCTGAACAGCATGCTAATGATATTATGAATACTTTATTAATGTCAGGAATGAGAGGAGATATAGATAAAGAAACTCTTGCTAATACAATGGGCTCTTTACAACATCAAGTAGCTGGACTTATGCCTAAACCTACAAACTGGATAAAGATTGGTGATGGAGATGCTGTTGCAGAAGTTGATGATTTTGGGAATCCTACTGGTAGAGTAATAGGTAATCCTAAAACATCTGCTACATTAACAAAACAATCTTCTCCATATGGTTCGTTTGACCCAACAGATGTTGAAAATGCTCAGAAACTTGGTGCATCAGCTATGATACCTAAATATCAAACTGACCCTACTACCAATAAATTTATACTTAGAGACTCAACACAACCTGATAGTAAGGCAAATAGAATTATTTTAGGATATGAAAAGGCTAGTGAAGAAAAACCACCTGCTGGTGTGGGAAGTTGGGATAAATTATCTGATGGTGAGAAAGAAGCTTTAATACAAGGTTCAATTGAAGGTCGTATAGACCCTAGCAAAATGTCTTTTAGAGATAGAACAGAATTACAAGGTGCAGCTGCACAAAGAGACCCATCATATAATTCTTATGTTGGAGCAAATCGTGGTAAAGTAGCACAGGATTATATGGCAGGAAAAACTCGTAATAATATTGTAGCTGCAAATACTGTTGTTAATCACTTGGCTACATTACAATCAGCAGCAGGAGATTTATCATCTGGTGATATTCAACTAGTAAATAAAGCGTCTAACTTTATTGGTAAAGAATTTGGCAATCCAAATATTACTAATTTTAATGAAGCTAAAACTTTAGTAGCATCAGAAATGGCTAATGTATATAAACAAACTGGTGCAACTGACCAGGAAATATCTGCTATGGAAAATATATTCTCACCTACAATGTCTCCTAGTCAGTTCAGTGGTGCAGTAGATAAGGCCTGGGAATTACTTGGTGGAAGATTATCATCTATTGCTCAAAGTTGGGATGCTTCTATGGGACCTTCGTCAAGAAAACCACAGATATTATTTCCAACTACTATTAATAAATTAAGAACTATTCCTGGTGGTAATGAAGACTTAGTTAAAAAAATTGACCCATATTATAATTATGAAGGAGACCCAAATAATTTTATTTCAGGTCAAGGCAGTAATATAACTAAAAATAAACCTGTATCAAATGAATTACAGGAATTTACAATAGGTGGTAAGAAATACAGAATTCCTGCTAATGAAGTTGAAGAATTTAAAAAAGCTAAGGGAATAAAATAATATGGCTGATAAATGGGATAAATACATAGTACCAGATACTACTGATGCTACTAATATTAAACAACCAGTAAATACAACTACTCCACTTGTAAATGATAAATGGGATAAATATATTATTCCTGAAAACACAGAGACTTCTATTGCACAACCAGTTCCAGCAGTACCAAGTTATTTAAATAGAGTCTGGAATGATATGCAACAACCTGCACAAAATCTTTATAGCGCTTGGGATAATTTTAAAAATTCTATTGAACAGTCTAAACAAGGCAACGTTGGCGGCGCTATAACGAAAGGTGTTTCTACACTTGGAAATCTTATAAATTATCCATTATCAATGATTCCTGCCGCTGCAGCACCAATAACAGAATTAGCTAAAACTAATGTACCGGTTGTATCTCAGTTTGGTCAAGGTGCTAAAAATATGATGGAATTACCTGGTCAAGCAGCTAATACAGTACACGGAATTTGGAATGATATAATTAATAAAGGTAATATACCTTTTACAAATATTCCACTGGGTCCATTTGCCGGAGGATTAGATAAAACACTTCCACAAAATGTACAGAATCTGGGGTTATCCAACGAGGATGCTAGAGAAATGTCTAGTAATGTTGACAGTATTAGTAATCTTTTACTTGCTTCTGTACTTCCTGAGGCTGTGGGTAAAACATTAGATGTTTCAAAACCTTTATTAAATAAAGTTAATGAAAATATTATACAACCATCATTAAATTTACCTGGAAAAGTTGCCCAGGGAATTACAGGTTTAACAACACAAGCAGGGCCTGAGGCAATGAAAGCTGCAACTGAAGGTATACCAGCAACAATAAATGCTATGAGAGGTAAAGTAGGAAATTTACCTGCTGATATTGTTGGTACTGCTGCAAATAAATTAAATAAAGTTGCAGAAATTCTTAAACCAATAGAAAAACCTGATATAAGTAAATTAATGGAAAAATATGATGATACTGTACCAGTATCGGATGCTATAACTGTAAATAGATTTATAGAAAAACCACAACATCCTGTTGTAGACGAATCTATTAAATCAAATATACTTAATTTAGACAATCAAATCAATGATTTAAAAAATAGTGTTGGTGAAAATGGTGAAGATGTCATTGATGAAAATACAGAATTTAAACAATCTGAAATTGATAGACTATCACGAGAAAGAGATGCTCTTAAAGATAAACAATTAATGTATGAAAAACAATATAATAAAGATTTAGATAATTATAATATAAAAATGTACAAATATCATAATGATATTGATAATTTAACTAAACAACATAAAGATTATTTAAATAAGAAAAAAAATCAACAAGATAATATAGCCCAAATAGTTAAAAATGACCCAACGTTAGCATATGAAAATTTTTTAAATTCTGATATTCCTGGTAGAAATTTATCAGTAAAAGATGTATTTAAAAGTGAATTTACACCACAACTATATGATTATATTACTAAATTTCAATCTTTTGTTAAAAATGGTAATACGCCTGCAGCATTAAAATTATTAGATACTGATGTAACGTATGGTGGACAAACTGTAAAACTTTCAGAATTGTTTGATAGATTTCATAATACATTACCAGAAACTAGAAATTTAATTAATTCTACTACTGGAATTAATGCTCCAATGAAAGATGTTATTAATTTGCATACTCAAAATTCTATGTTGGGACTAAAATTAAATCCTAATTTTAAATTACCTCAATTAGCACATCAATTACCTTTAACAGCGGCTGAATATGGTGTAGGACATGTATTAGGTCCAGCAGGTGTTTTAGCAACAGCTCCATTATTTTCTCCTCGATTAATGGGAGAAACTGCTAATATTGTTGGTAAAGTTAGTAGAGGTATAAATACAGTTGGAGGTAAAATTCCTGAAGGATTGTCTACAGGTATATCAGAAGGTACTCAAGGTATATTAAATACAATGCAAGATTTTTCAAAACCTTTAGAAAGTAGAACAATAGATAATTCAACAGGTGATACATATTCAGGTCCTAAAAAAGCAGCATTACCACCCGAAGAAGTAAAACCTGTAGTAGATTCAATGAAAAATGAATATTGGATATATCAGCCGGGCGGCCATGATATTTATTATGACATGTATCAAAATAAAAATAAAATTCCTACTCCTGCAGTAATGGCAGAAGGTCAAAGATTATTAGGAACTGAAAATTTTAATAGAACAATGAGAGATTTAGTAGACCATCAAGACAGTTTTCCTATTGAAGTTGGTGGTGTAAATCCAGGGACAATAATGGAATTTTTTGCTAGAAAATTAGTAAAAGAATTAAATCCTAACTTTCCCACTGAATACGAACAATTTAAAGGTAGTCCTTATCAATATTGGGATAATAAATCTGGTTTAAAACCAGTGCCGGGTAATACTCCTTTAAATAATCAACAACAATTATCACCATTACAGCAAACTGCTATAGCTGCTACACAAGTACTCCCAAGAGTAGCAGTGCCACAACCACCAGAACGACAACAAAACGAATCTGATGAAGATTATGCTAATAGATTGTATAATTCAGGTTTTCGTTTAAAGAACGACCAAGTAAAACATATTTTTGAAAAATAAGAGAACTAATTATGCTAAAAATTAAAATGACTCCTAAAGTAATTAAACTTGCTAAAGAAGGTCTAACCGATGAAATGTTAGGTCAAAAATTTTGGCAAGAAGTAATAGACAATTTACCTGAAAGTATGGATAAAGTAGATTCTGAGCAAGCAAAATTAGATGAAAAAAAACATTTTGATTTATTACAAAGAATTATAACACCATCATTATCTACAGATTTACAAAGAGAAAAAGACGCTAAATATGAAATTGGAGATGGTTATGAATTTAAATGTTCAGATTGTGAATATTTTAAAAATAATTATTGTTCAAGATTAAATGTTAGTGTCGTAGAAAATGGATGTTGTGTATATTTTGAGAGGAAATAACTATGGCTCGCCAATTTGAAGTACAGAAATTAGTACAATATTTTAAAAAAAATAATACTTCTAATACCACTATTAATTCTAAAACTCATAAAGCCGGTGATTTGACTAATAGACATAACTTTGTTGAGCAGCAAAATGAACCTGAATTAAATGAAGGTGAAAGTAGTAATACAAATGAAGAACAGACAAATGTTAATGGTCCAATTATATCAAAAAAAGATACACTTAACAAACAGTTATTTCCAGAAGCTCCATCAGTGGGTTATAAATTTGATGATGGGCAACAAATACATGCATATAAAGGTGGCAATCCCAAGAAAAAAGAATCTTGGAAAGTAACACCAAAATTAAATATAAATCAACCTACATGGATGTAATAAATAAGAAAGGAATAGATATGCCAACAGCAGATGGAGATGGAACTGATAAAATGACAAATGATGAAAAATATATACTAGGTACACTTACGGAAAGAATTGAATCATTGCATGAAAAAATTGATACACACGTAAAAGATGAAAATAAAACGTTTGTTAATATTGAAAATAAAATAGATAATATAGATTATGCAATTAATAATGTGCAGGCAAATGGCCGAAAAGGTCTCAACGAATCTATACAAGATGTAATGAATAAAATTATAGAAGTTAATAATAAACTTACTGAACATATTTCATCATCACCTATTAATTGGCGCCTCGGCGACACATTCAAAAAAATAAATATTAGAAAAACTTTATTTGTTATTATTGCAACAATATACATCTGGTTTGCCTCAAACCCCATAGATAGGATTAATATGATTAAACATCTGTTAGGTATTATCTAATGCATCTACGAGTAGAAAGAAAAATATATACTACAGTATCAACTATTAGTGATTTATATATAAATAATAATTGGTTTTGTTTTGTTTTAGAAGATGTTATAAGAGTATATCCCAATAAAATTAAAGGGCAAACAGCAATATGGGAAGGGACATATCCTGTTATTATAGATTATTCTACTAGATTTTTACAAGATATGCCACATATATTATTAGTACCATTATTTGACAGTATCAGAATACATGCAGGAAATACAGATAAAGATACTGAAGGATGCTTGCTAGTGGGTAATACTATACAACCAGATACTGTACTAAATTCTAAAATAACTTTTGAAAAATTTTTCCCCATACTCAAAGAATCTCTAAAAACTGAAAGATGTGAAATAGAAATTATTAATAAATAAAAAACGGTTGGTATCAAGCCAACCGTTTTTTGCTAGGAGAAGCAAAATAAATAGTTTTAAGTCATATTCAGGACTATAGACTATAGACTATACTTATTCAGTATTCTTCTTAATAATTTCTGCAAGTTTATCCTGTGTAACTACTTTCGTCTCTTCTTTTACTTCTTTTGTCTCTTCCTTTTTCTTGACATTATTCATTACATCTAATATCTGTTGTAACATAGGTATTATTTGTTCCAAACTATTTTTTGTAAAACTAAGACCTTTTCGTGTCGGCGCCCAGCCCTCATCGGTAATATACCAGATTCTTGCATCTGCTAACAATATATCTTTGTACAATCTAACTTTTACCTGTATCTGCTCGGTGTTAGATTTTTTAATCACACCAATTAATTTACTTTTTTCTTCTGACATAATAACCTCCGTTTTTGATTTAACTTATGTAGTTAATGTTTTTCTTTTTCCAAAATAATATCATCCAACATATTTTTCCATCTCTGAATATTATCATTTTTAGCTTTAAAATCTATTGATGTATTTCTAGACAACACATTAGCCGGCTGTAAATCGTGATAATCTGGTATTATATTTTGTGATGATATATTAAATTTTAGCATATCATCAGTTTGTAATGTCTCCATTAATTCCCTTAAAAAAAATACTTTTTTACCCGGCACCTCATCATCATGATATAATTTACAATCTAATAATATTGTTGCTGGGAAAAATGCTCGTAATACCATTGTATTTTCATCTCTTTCCGTGAAACAAGCAATGTGTCTATCACTTGCTAACTTATAATCTAATAAGTTATTATCGCGCCTATCAATATCATTTTGTACAAAAAATGATGTACCAAATTTATTCTCCATTTCTTGGGATTTACTTTTTACTTCTATTTTTCTGCCACAATGTATAAGGTCTGTTTTCCACACATAATTACCGTTCAGGAGTCCCTGTACATTAGTTATATCTTCTCTACACCACTTGTGAGCAGCTACTTCACCTTTTTTTCCCACATATGATTGCTCATAAGCCATATTTCTATTTTTCCAAACATTATTTTTATCTTGTGCCATGCCCTCTGCAATATCACGACATAGCTGTAACTCACTATCAGTTAATTGTATAGCTATTACTCTATAATTTTCCCATTCAGCAACATATCTATTATTTTTATTCATTTTGTTTCTCTTTTTGCTTTTGCTTTTTTAATAAATCCTTTGCACGTTGTATCAAGCGCCTCATCTCTACTACCTCAAGAGGTACATAATAATTATCTCTTTTTGCCGGAGGATTTTTTGATAAGTTTTTAAATTCTTGCTCACTCATTATAATGCCATATTAAATTTAAGATTTTTATTGAATTTTTCCATTAATCGTCTATTTCGCCAAAATCTGTACTATTATAATCACATGCCTGTGAACCATCACATCCCCAAGCATAAATCTACCAGCCAGTACACTCTATATAATACATCATTATCATCCCGTCTCTCGGCATAATAATACTTTACATCATTAATAACATCATACATATCTGTATTACTGTACCAATCGGTGTGACTATCATATAATTGTTGTGCCTGATAAAATGTTGTTCCTGATGATGATTTTATATCGCCCCTAAGTGCCTGTCATTATGTCAGTAAATCTGTCAAAATGTCATAAAAATTCAATTTTTAACTTTCGGCTCAAATACTGTTAAAAAATATTGTGCCTGATATTAATAAGTATAATATAAGTAATTTTTTGTCAAAAGTCAAGCGCTTTAAAAATATATTTTAAAAATTAACTATATTAAGCACATACTGATATTATTATGTGCCATAATGTACAAGGCACGCGCTGGCATCAAATACTGGTATATAATTATTAATTATAGTATAATATATCAAGAGGCAGCAACTCACTGTCCCATCAAATCCTGGCGAATCCTGGCGTATAATTATTTACATTGTTATATTAACTTGATATAATATAAGTAATTTTTTGATAAAAGGCAAGCGCTATCATATTAATTATTATTAATGTTGTGCCTTAGATAGTGTTGAATTATTCAACAGTTGCTAAATAGTTAAAAAATATTGTATACTAGGCACAATAACTTACATTGTGCATCAATTTTTGACTTCTGGTTCAAAAGGCAAGCACTTTTAAAATTAATTATTATTAATGTTGTGCCTTAGATAGAATAGTTGCTAGACATTATAAATTACAAGGAGTATCTAAATATGATACTTTAGGTCATGTTTAAAAATATATTTTTAAAATTATGTTAAAAATTGAATTAATTAATAAAAATATTATATATATAAGTATATGTAAGGGTCGAGTCTTGCAAGAATTGTGTTAGTTAATTTCCCGGCGCGAAGGTGTACTCGACCACTTTCAATCCGGGATTTTATTTTCTCAACAAATTAAAAATTGAAAATTGAATACAGCGACAAAACAAAAACACTTGGCATGTGTGCCTAAACTTCAATTTTTAACGATTGTTGGAACGAGCAAAACCGTTATGTGTAACAAAACGGGGGAACGACATACAGAGAAAGTAGAACGACCTGATACTTAGCACAGACGGAAATCAGATTTAAAATCTCTGATAAATATGTACAAGTTGTTTAGGCTTAACTAACACTATCAACTTTAAAAAATAGGGGAGTAGCTTTATAAAACTCTCTTAAAAAGAAGTTGTTAAAACAGTAAATAAAACCTGAAAGACGAGCGTAGCGAGTATAACTTATATAAGTGTTACGGCACAAACAGCGTGCCGTCCTAGCGGGATAATTTTACCTACTGTAAAAAGATAGCTGAAAATATTAAAAGATACTGGTGGGGGTTGAGAAGAAAAAGAAGCTGGAAAACATAACAGTAAGCTTGAGCTGAGCAACGTTTCTAGTTGTGAAGCTCAAACGCTAGTATAACAAAAAACAGGAGGTTATATGAAAGCAAAGAAGCCAGACAAACAAAGAAGCAGTTAAAGAAGTTGGAAGTTGAAAAGCGGAAGCAGTTAAAGAAGTTGGAAGTTGAAAAGCGGAAGCAGTTAAAACTGCAACGTAAAGAACTGGAAGAACAAGAAAGGCGTAATCGTTGTAAGAACGCTAGTGAATTTAAGGACATGGATGAAGCGCTTGATTGGTTATTAGATATGTAGAACAGAAGAAAGAATATTGCCTGTAACCCAATTTCAAAGAAATTTAACAAAATCTACCTTGGTTATTAAGTTTATAGAATTTAACACCTACTTTCCGACAGTATATACAGTAAGGTATAATATTATGTTTAGCAGTTTATACATTTAGCCCATTCTAAACACACAATAGGGACTGATATATTACACTTAACACAATTTCGTAAGAAATTTAACACATTCAGCGTATTTTATATTAAAAAATTCTTTTAATTGTTTATTAGTCATCCATGTCCTCTTTGAAATTGGGTTAAATTTCTTTGAAATTGGGTTAAATTTCTTTGAAATTGGGTTAAATTTCTTTGAAATTGGGTTAAATTTCTTTGAAATTGGGTTAAATTTCTTTGAAATTGGGTTAAATTT